CTTAAAATGAAAAAGTTTCTGTAAGTTTTATGACGAGAAAAAATATTTTACGACCCCCACCCTTAATAAAAATCCATTTTTCGTCTTTTTTAACTTTTCTTCAATTTCTTAATTTTCTATAATTTTAAACTATTTAAAAAAATAAAATCTATGTTATGTATATAACCATGGATATTGTCGAATTGATTAAGAGCGTGAAACCAACTATTTCTGATTCTACTCTAAAAGCGTACACTACCAATATTGGTAAATTACATCGTGCAATCACAGGCAATGATGAAATTAAAGACCTTGATTTTCTAAAAGAAAAATCCAAGGTTGATGAATATCTTTCTAAGTTCTCGAAAGGTACGAAAACCAATTATTATGGTGTGATTCTAACTTTATTGAAAACTAAGAATGAAGAACTATACAAGCAATATGAAAAAGATAAGATTGCTAATAACTTCGCCAATAAACAGAAAGTCATGAGTGATACCAATAAGGAGAAACTTATTGATATGAAAGTATACGATGAGATGTTAAAAAAGATTAAAACTTCTGGATTAATGCAGGATTATATCATGTTAAGAATGCTTCAATTGTATCCGTACAGAAATGAAATTGGTTCATTGAAAATTGTTACATTGAAAGAATACAAGAAGATTAAAGATAAGACCGATAACTATCTAGTTGTTGGTTCTAAAAAACTATTCGTCAATCGAAATAATTATAAGACTTCTAAGATTTATGGTTCTATCACGAATGATATTACTGATAAGAAGTTCAAGAAAGAGTTGAGAGCATACATCAAGTCGCTTGATGGTCGTACTGAATTGTTTCTAAATAAACTTACTGGAAAAGCGATGACACCCGCTGAAACATCCAATCGTTTAAGTTATGTTACACAGAAATATTCGGGTCTAAAATTATCTACTAGTAGTATTTTCAAGATTGTATTATCGAACTTCAAGGGAGATGACATGAAGGAATATACTGACTTCTTAGTTGAAATGGGAAGAATACGTGGAACAGACCCGAAGACATTGATTGATTACTATATCCACAAGAAGAAAGATTCTAATGTGGATGATGCTTAAGTGTATATTTTTTAATTTTTTTTTCTTTTATAATACATAATGATTAATGTATTAGAATTATTCTCAGGAACTGGTTCTGTTGGTAAGGTATGTAAAATGCTTGATTGGAATGTCGTAAGTGTTGATATGTTATTACCAGCAGACCATCAAGTCGATATTATGGAGTTCGATTATAAACAATATCCCAAGAACTATTTCGATATTGTGTGGGCGTCTCCGCCTTGTACGAATTATTCACACTTGAAGAAATGTTGGTATGGTAGAAAATTAAAAGATGGTATTGTATACACTAAAGAACAGAATGCTAAGGAACAAGATGAAGCAGATAAATTGGTATTGAAATCACTTGAAATAATCGAATACTTTCAACCCCATTTATGGTTTCTAGAAAATCCACAGACTGGAAACTTGAAGAATCGTGAAATCATGAAAGATATACCTTTTTATGATGTAGACTATTGTATGTATTCTGACTGGGGATACAAGAAACGAACTCGTATATGGACGAATAAACAAGGTTGGAATAATCTATTATGTGATGGGAGTGGTGCATGTGGTAATATGATTCTTGTAGATACAGATGGTGCTGTGAGACACGATTCAGGTGAACCTTTAAAATGTGATAAGCGAAAATTACAACATAAACAAGTTCTAGCGAATGGTTATGAAATAATAGATGGTAAAAAGGTTGTATGTAACACTAAAGAAAAACGGGATAAATTAAGAAAACATAAACTTAACTCAGCAACAGACGTTCATACAATCGGAGAGAAAAAGACTATTGTAAAACATAAATCAACTTGTGATGGTGGTTACGATAAACGAAAAAAGAAAGTAGAAGGACAAATCAACTCAGGTACAACTAAATTAGATAGATATAGAATACCCGAAGAATTGATATTCAGTTTATTTCAAGAATAATATCTAATATATACTATACATGCTGAGATGTGTCTGTTGTTGGTTCTTCGGTGCTTGTGTTCGTACATATAGAGAAGATACAGATGAACCAATTGTAATTCGAAAGTGATTTCAGTTCTGAAATATTTATTGTGATTCAGAATGAAAAGTATAGATGAATGGAAAACATGATTGTAATATAGTTTTATAATTTTTATTGATTGATTATTTCACTTCTGAAATAATTACTGGATTAATTGAACTGATGAACTATCGAAGAGTAGTGTCGCCTTGCTCTTGAAATACAAGAACACAGATATTGGATTATCACTTGTCAGTGTTGTCTCAAGTGCAACTCCGAATTGTTCTGAACTGAAATCTTCACCTTGGTTGTATTGACTATATCTTACACCGAGACCGAAGAGAGAACCGCCATCGTATACTTGTTTATAAGATACTGGTTGTGCTGAATCAACATCCATATCATAGTTTCTTGAAAAGTTTTCAGGACTAATACTAGTTCTATCTACAACTTGTTCGGGAACAACTGAATCATAATACATCTTAGCAACTTGTGGGTCGCCGACAACGAACAATCCTTGATTCGCATCAGCATTACCCGTGATTTCAGAATTATCACGAATAGTGTAATGAGCGGGATAATTGACACCACCCTTTAAGAATTGAATGGTTTTAATCTCTGCTAGTGATTCATCATCATTCGAAGGCATAGTAATAGCAAGTCCGTTGTGTTGTAAAGTATTGATATGGGATGAAGGACAGAAGTTCATGAATGCTGATTGAAGATTCTTTAATCCAAGTGAATATTGAATCTGTGCGTTAGTTGAGTTAATAGTTGTGTATAGAGATGTAATTGTATTGAAAGAGTACGAACCTTCAGTCTGTGCTGATAGAACTGAAAGTTGTTCTGGTGGAATATCCATTACTTCACAAGATAGAGATAAATCACTCAACTCATAGAAAGCATTCGCAACATTGGTTAAATCACCCGAACGACTGAATAAACAATTCGCATCTGGAGATAAGCGGATTTCGATGGTTACTGCACCGAAACTATTCGTCATAAGATTCACTTGAGAACCACCACGAGTAAATCCGGATGGAGTTACAATGGAGAAACTCTTGGGTAATAAACTATTACCCGCTGCTATACCATTCGCAACTACATTCTTAAACATTGCTTGAGAATTGGGTTGAATAAGAGCAGACTGGTTCATGTGTCCGATAAGGTCTTGCTCTGAACTAGTCAATCCCAAGTAACTTTGAAGGTATCTGTTGTAATTCTTTATGGATTCGCATATCTGTTTCGATTTATCGTGTCTTACAATGAACTCATCAATAACGGAATATATACCAAGGCGATTATCCATATTAATCTGGTCTCCAACTGGGTCATCAACGTATACGGGTGTACCACTGAAAATACCACTGGGTGTCGGATTTTTAAATACTGCAAGACGACCATTGATACGAATGGTTCGTGGGTCAAGCATAGCATTCTGTGATGGTATGGTAAACGATACAACTGGGAAACCGGATTTAAAACTGATTTTCTGGTCTGAACTCACATTATTCGCTCGCACTTGAATATAACGACTCATATTTATATTGTATGAAACATTAAAAAAAACTATCTTAAAAAAAACTTTTTATTTTACATTTCACTTCTGAAATATTCATTGAATTATTTTCAGAAAACTCTCTTGATATAATTATTCTTTTCCATAGATACTTTTCATTTTCGATTCATGTAATTATTTCAGTTCTGAAATATTTAGATATCCACTTGACAATATCCATCCTTGATACGAAGGCGACGAATATGACTCACGAATGATGAAAACATCTTATCTTTAGTTGGTGCTGTTGTTTCACCATAACGAAGTTGAAGAGTTACATCTTCATTTCTTAAATCCATAACACCCGATGATGTTCCGAAACTTCTAGCAATTACGAAGTTCTCCATGAACTTCGAGAATGATTTCGGTTGAATGTGACTATTCGCTAATGCTTTCTCAAGTTCGAACAAGAAGAAACTATCTATGGATTTACGAGTAGCAATTTTTCTTGTAGACACAGGGCGTGAAGGTACGTTGACCCCCGAAATCTGCAGTTGATACTCGGACAGGAAATCACAGCAACCACTTAGACCCGTTCTATGACTCATTAATCGTGTATCCATATCATCTTGTGTTACTTCATAAGTATCCTTCGAAGATAGTAAATCACCCGCAGAATAAATAGAACTATCACATGGAAGAGTTAACAACGCTTTCGCCCTTTCATTTTTCGCATTGATACGAATCGTACCTTGGCGGTCAGATTTCAACATGCTACTCTTGTAGTTAGTAAAGGAGTGGACGTCGAACTCAACACTTGACCCATCACGAACTTCTTGAAGCATAGAACGAACTTGTTCCGGTTCAATTTCTAGTTTATGAACCACAAGATTCAGATTATCCACTTGATATTTTACATCATACGATGCTTCAAGTTGAGCGGATAGAGACACCACTGCGAAATCACCCGATGTAATAGCACGACCATCATTAGCAGCAGCACGATTGTTGTAAGCATTAGCGAATGTAAGTCTTACGAAACCACCATTAATATCTATATCGGTAATCTGTAGTGATGGAACTGCTGTTGCTGGTGCGCCCACAGAACCGAACACAACTGGGTCAGCATCTGCATCTGTAATTTCAACGAAACCAATATGTTCTCCCCTTACGAAAGGACACTTGGAGATAGTATCACAATTGTTAGATGTTTTTAACCATACTTGGGTCACGGCAACGTCCGCCACGCCATCGGTATTCGCCCAACCAGTTCCAGCAGCATCTGTTCCATGGAAGATTGGATTGAGTGTTCTACGACGATTCATTGTAACACTATCTAACTGACGAACAATTGAAGGTGCTGGTGCTAAATCTAGTTCGATGGTGAGACCATTTTCAAGTAGCATAACTGGGAAGACACCACCCGAGAAAATACCCGAATAGAACATCGGTACACAACACTTGACAGATAGACCATCGGTTGCTTGGTCGTAATCATTAACTGGAGATGCTTCTTCTAGTTGTTTAAACCACGGATTCGTCTGTGTATCACAGATATCGGATTTAGATGAACCACGAGTTCCAGCACATATCATATTATGTGCGGTTGCTCCTTCCATAACTGCACGATGCTTCTGAAGAGATTGGTCTTTTTCATAATCGTATTTCATTGCGACTAATTGATTACAATCAGTAATTTCTTCAAGAACCACACCATTACACATGATTCTACAAGTTTCAACACACATACCACATCCAGCGGGGTCTAATTGAAGACGTGTTTTCCTTGTGGAATCCGACTTAATTTTCATATCCCATGTAAGGTATGAATCCTTACTCGAGAAGAAACCCACAGACTGGGGAACTTGAAACACAACTTTACGGGATACAGAACCGACTTCATACGAAAGACCCCGTTCTGCGGGGATTTCAACTTGTTCTTCTCCAATTTGGACGACGGAATCAGCAGACCAATAACTCATTTATATTCTAACTAACATAAAAAATTCTCTAAAAAATAAAAAGAAAAAAAACATCTTAGAATATATAAATGGGTGAAAGAATACTTGAAAACTTTACAATAGACCAGTTAGCAGGGTCAACTGCTTTAATGCTTGGTGCTGTGGGTGGATTACTCACTATTATATGGAAATCTAGATGTTTATGTAAATGTCGTGTTGGTTTAAGTGATAAGTGTTATATCTTCGATTGTAGTAGAGAACCACCACCCGTTGAAACCATGACTGAAGAAGAAAAACAAGATGAGAAAGATGAGAAAGAAGAAAGAGAAGATGAAGAAAGTTTAGTACCCACAACATCGAAACCACTTTCTAAAACTAAATCAGAAACTATTTCAGAACTGAAATATCCAGATGAACCATTACCAGAACCAGAACCACAACAACCTTAAAGTTTTTCAATTAATTTGAATATTTCTTTTTTTTGTTTTATAGATTATAAATGACTGAATCCGCCCAAGTAGAACATTCGCCTTCCGAATTGTGGGAACATTGGACTAAAGAAGAGTGGAATGAAGATGAAGTTGTATGGAAACAAGAAGAGTTGGAAGGTGCTGTATACCTTCTAAAACATGATTTAAAAAAAGAAGATTGGGATAAATTATACCAACATGATTACGTTAAAGAACATTTCGCAACTGAAGATGCTACATCTTGCATCTTGAATTGTGATAGTGTAGATGAAATTAAAAAGAAGATTGTAAGTCATTTCGATTAAGAAATCTTACCCATATCTTGTAATTGTTTATATTTTTCTGGATACTTATCTTGAAGTTTATCAAGCATATCCTTTTTTTTATAGTAACTAAATAAATTGAGAAGTTTATTTCGTTCCTTATTCTTTTCGTAGTTCTCTCGTTTCTTTTCTTTATTCTTTTCATAATGTAATCTCGCTCTTTCACGATTTTTAGAAACGAACTCGGGGTCGTGTTTTTTTACATCATGATAGAGTTTCTTCTTAGTTTCTAATCCTTTCTTATATCTATCCATCATTCGAGAAATCTGTTCGTCAGACATTTCCATTTTATTACTTTAACATAGATTTTAATTTTTAAATATATCAATTTTAACCCCGTGCTTTCGCTTCAATCTGTATCGCTTTCACAGGTTCAACTTGTTTATACTTGATTGATTCCCTTTCCTTTTTAGTCGCTTCTTCTTGTTTCTCTGTTTTCTGTCGTTCTTCTTCTTCTGCACCCCCAACATCTAAGAAACTAGATACAGCACCAAGACCCGCTCCCACAAGTAATGCTGGTGGGAAAACTAAACCAATCGCATCGGAAACACCCGCTCCAATCTGTGTCATGTCTGCTGCTTTTTCATACTCATTCATTTTTTCCCATCCCGATTTACCACCACTTACATCTTTCGCTATATCATAAACTCCAAGAGAAATATTCGCTATCGGTCCGATATGTGCTAATGCTTTATCCCCCGCCAATGCTATTTTACCGAACTTTTCACTTGTAGCAATTCGAGTAATTCCCTTTTTAACACCGGTTTTCTCAAGGATTTCAGCAGATAAACCCGTCTTTTCAGATAATCCTTCTGTTGTTTTCTTCGCTAAATCTTCACCAACTTCCTTTACACTCTTACCTTCCTTGATAGCATCTAATCCTTCTGATAATTCATTTTTCACTGATTTCGCAATTTCACCGGTTTTTAAACTACGGAGATTGGATTTAATATCAGTAATAGAACCTTTCAGAGTAAACGCTCCAAGAACTGAATCTTGAAACTCTTTCTGTTGTGCTTCTTCTTCTAAACGAAGTTTCGCACTTGCACCCGCATTCGTAATACTCGGTCTTATTGCTTGAACTTGTTGATTGTATGCTTCAACACTATCTTTACGCCGAGATGCTAACATCTTCGCTTGGATTTCGGGTTGAAATACTATATCCATGATTTATAGTATCAAGGATATTTAAAAATCAATATTAAAAAAAATCTTGAAATTGCGTATATATTTAAACATTATTATCAATGTCAGAATATAAATATGATAAATAGTAAACCACTGAAAATGTTCCATTCGATTATATGTGATATGAGTGATATGATAGATACCATGAGAGAAAAAGAAAAGGAATATACATTGATACTAGAAGAGAATGAATCTTTAAAACAACAACTAGAAGAACTTAAGAAAAAGCGTTATTGGGGAAACTTAACCTTGTATTTCTTGGTTACTTCCTTATCAATCTGTCTTGCTTTACCACCGAGAATGTAACTATATAAACGAGCGTACGCCCAAGATTGCGGAGTCTGATTCGGTCTAGAACCACCAGTGAAATATGCTGCTTCGCCTTTCTTAAATACTTCATTCACTGCTTTATACGGAATACCCGTTACTTTCGCTATATTTCTCTTACTTTTCCCACCCTTCATTTTATCTAGTTCATCTCCATACTTTTTATCGAACTTTTTAGTCCATGACGATTCCTTGGATTTAAAAGATGTCTTCGGTCTTTCTTTTTTCTCTACAATAGATTTAATCTGTTTTCTTCTTTCTGCACCTTTTAGATTCGCTAAATATCTATCGGGAATATTGTATTCTTTACCTTGGTATGTAACTTTCACCATTTATATTCTGATGAATATTATTATTTCACAACTGAAATATTATTCTAAATCTGCTCTATCTGTATCATCACCTTCCCATACGACTTCTTCGAAGTTTCTTAGAATACGAGCGGGATTCGATTGAAGGTCAAGATACATCACACTATATTTCTCCTTGTGAATGTCTTTATAATGTTTCATGAAATTATCGTATCCACCCACCATACCGGAATATTCTTCTGCTATCTTGTCTAGTTCCAATTTATTCTGTTGTCTCAATATAAACACAGCATTCGCATTGTTTCTGATTAAACCACTTACAGCACGAAACGACTGCGTCGATATGCAAAAAAAATCGATAAAATGTCTGAAGCGGGTCGAAAAATACGATAACGCATTCGATTTACTAAAATCTTGAGTTAATATATCATCCGCAATCAATGAATATGATGGTCTATCATCTCGTTCATATTGGGATTGTTCTTTTATAATTCCATCTATCATGCTATCTTCATAGTGGTCGTAACAATCGAAATGCTTAGCAAGAAGGACGCCCTTATTATCTGTATGGAGTGTGTTGCTTATAAATCTCACGTTATCGAACTTACCCTTATAAAAGTCTTCATTCATGAAAAAATTAACAAGGAGATTACTCTTACCGCTACGAACAGAACCAATGAGTAACGCTAAACAAGGCATCTGCGGAAGATTGGGATGTATCTCATCGAAACGACTATCTGTACCCACATCTTTCACCTTCAAGATGGTTGGGACTTTCATCTTATCTTTCTTCTTCATGGGTGGAGTATCCATTATATTATATTACAATAGATTATTTTAATTTTATAAATAACGACCATATTTTTTAGCACCCTTCAACCATGACATATTCGGTTGATTATTGATATTGTTAATGGTTTCTTTCAAGTTGTCTTGATATTCTTTAATTGCTTGTTGTTTACGTTTCTCTTCTTTTCGTTTCTTTCTCATCATCTCGTACGTAGCGAGAGTATTCAATTGTGCTTGTTCTAAATCTTCTCGAGTGATATATTCTCGTTTCGGTTTTTCCTTTATGGGTTCAGGTTCAGGTTCGGGTTTCGGTTTTTCCTTGACGGGTTCAGGTTCAGGTTCGGGTTTCGGTTTCAATTGTTTCTTCTGTTTTTCTAGTTCAGCGTGTTCTTGTTCTAACAATTTCATTTTCAATTGTTTCTTTTCTCTCTTCAATTCTGTTTTCGTTTTTATTCCTTTCTGTTTTCTTAACTCAGCATTTCGTTTTCTAGTTTCACGTGCTTTCTTTAATCCTTCTTGAACTTTCCGTTTATGTTCTTCTGTCATGGGTTTTCGTTTCTTCACTGGTTTAGTGGGTTTCGGTTCTTGTTCTTGTACGGGTTCTTCTACATCTAATCCACCCACATCTTCAGTTTCGGGAATCATGGGTTCATCATCAGATTCTTCCTTATATCCTTCTTCAGGAGCATAACTATCAATCTCTTCTTGTGTTAATTCAATATCCGCTGGTTGTTGTTTCTTTTTCTTTTTCTCTTCACTCCATTTCTTCTTTTTCGGTTTCTCATCGAATATTGCTTCTTTTACGATGGGTGGTTTCTTAACAACATTCAAGAAAGGTTTTTTCTCGGGTTCAGGTTCAGATTTCACTTCTGAAATAACTTCCTTGATATTCGATTCTTCTTCTTCATAAATGAAGTTCGGTTCTTCTTCTTGAGTTTCTTCATTCACAACAACATTAGATTTCAGTTCTGAAATATCGGGATTATCATTGACAATTTTCATATTCAATAAACTATTCATTATATTTCTTGAATATATTTTAATTTTAACTATATTTTTCTGAAAAAATAGTTAATTTATTGTAAAATAATGTTAAATACGAAATTATGATTCTATAATTTACTAGTTGGTTGTTCCCTTTTCTCTGATATGAAGAGTTACAATGGATGAACCCACAAGTGACTTACAATATGTCTCATCACTATACACGAAGGATATATCGAAAGAGTTAATCTTCATGGGTGCTGGATTATTCAGGTCTAGATAGATAAGGTTCTTCGGTTCGAAAAACAATCTTCCCGTCTGTTGTTGTCCGTCGAACCTTGGTAAGTGTGCTATAATTCCAGACTTATTTCCATTAGCAGCATTCGTACTAGTCTGATTGAAATTATCTACTCTTACGAAGATAGATTTAGACGATAGTGCGGTGGGTATTTCTGTGGATACTAATGAATATACGAATTGTGAGTCTGCATCTTCTCCTTGGTCGTCCCATATTGTATCACCCGCTGCTACACCACTAATCTCAGAGAATCCAAGTAATCGCATTGTATTCGCCCCGAGTGTCTGATTATATTGAGAACTCGGACTCGTAACAATAACGGGTTTCCAACAATTTCTGAATTGATTATCAGCAGTTACGTCTCCGTGTGCGACTAGTAATCGTCCATTTCTATTTTCAAGTGTTTTAATAATTTCACCATATTCCGCAGGTAGTTTCTGTTCTATGAGATTATACCATGGAATAGTTACATTTCGTTTATCTGCTTCATATACAGCAAGGTCTGTTGTATATGTGTGGAATGCTCCCAAGTCTGCAACATCAACAGGGGTATACAAGTCTAGAGCAATCGAATAATCATTCGCATCATTTCCGATATTTTCAACCCCGAGATTAAATAAACCCATCACAGGCATCATTGCTTCGCATCCTTGGTCTATGGGTTTCATGATTTCATCCGCCAATCTTGGTGTAACACCATCTTCTCTTAAAGCATTATAACGATACATTATATGTCCTTGACCCGTATTATCTACCAAGGTGATTGCTACTTGTTCGCCCTTGACTTGAAATCGTATATTTTCAATTCTTGTTGCATTAATGGTTGTATTATAAAGAACGTCGAAGGGTGCTGCTCTTGTTCCACCTTCAGTATAATCTACTTGTCTCCATCGTGGAGTTCGTCTATTCCCACCCGAACCGGGACCGGGTGCTACTCCATTGACTGATGTATCATACAATCGTAATACTCCACCCGTATTCACAACTACGAAATCAGCGAAAGTTCTTAACCATTTAATCGGTTGATTTCTACGAGTGTCAACGGAATCATTCCAGTAAAAATAACTCGGTCCCGGGCGGTCATCCCCCCGTCTCTGTCCGGTATTAACAAATCGAGATAAACCACAGAAGAACTCACAATTGAAGTTGTCTGCACCCACTTGTCCGTTTCCGATACATTGTCTTACATCATAACCACATATACCCCCCGTAAGTGAAATGGGTGGAGTTGCTTGTGTTATATTGAAAGTCGTTCCGAGTAGATGATTAAAAAAATCTGTTGGTCTTAAGATTACATGATGGTTGGGGTTAGTTGTAATCGTATATTGTCTATCAGCGGGTATATCTCTAACTCTACGACTAAACATATCCGTTGATTCTGCTATCATTTCAGCAGCACCATTAAGACCGGGTAAGAGTGCTATCTCTTGAGATGTCTGTTTAAGTTTTATATCATATCCTTCGAACTCACCCGTTGTAGCATTACGATTGACGCTGACTCGACAACGTTTCGTATAATGGGGATGTAAAACATATTTATTTAAAGCATCTTGAAGTTCACGAGCAAGACCTTCAGTATCTGTTACAACAACACCGGGTTCATCTTCGAATAAAGGAACTTTAATTGGTACTGAATTAGATTCTTGTAAGTTAGCGTCATCGTCTAACCATCGTCCAATATATACATATAATATCTTTTCACCAGAAGCAAGACTGACTTGTCCGTCTAGTGAAATCTTCGCACTTGTGAGTGCTATCTGTCCGTTCGCAGGTATTTCTAGTGTGGATGATAGACTATTGCGGAACGACCATGGTTTATAGATACTCTGACTATGAGAAACTATTTCACTCTGTTCTTTCGCATCATTACTCAGAATAACCAACGACATTTATATTGTAAGAAATATTTAAATTATTCATATGAAAAAAAAATTATATTTTTAATAAATATATCATGGATAGATTCGACGAACCAGTAAAGATTCCACCCAAGACTAGCAATAACTATAAACAGAAGGACGTATTCGAGATGAAGAAACCCGAAACCAAGAAGACTAAAAAGAAACCGAAGGTTAAGAAAATGACTTCAGGAAATAGAAAAAAAAAGAAGGGGGGTAAATATTGATTCTGGGGGGGTTTCATGGAATCTGGGGGGGTTGTTTTTTTATCCCCCCCAAAAATGAAAATCAATTTTAATTGATTCCCTTCACATAAGAGACGAGTTATAGTGTTAATATTATTATAAATATTATTAAAATAATAAAATGGGGGGGTTGGGGGATATGGGGGGGTAAAAAACGGAGTTGAATAAAAACAGAGTTACATATTTTATGTTTATGTAAACTGAAACCATCCCCCCCACCCCCCATCTCCCCCAGATTTAACCCGAGTATTTTTCCCATTCATTGATAGCAATTTCAATAGAAGGTAATTTAAATGTACCGGGTCTATCAACACCCTTAGATGTTGTGATTTTCATAGAAGGACACAACTTACGAAGTTTTCTCCAGAATTGAATATTGTTGTATTTTATTTCATGTGTACCTTGTATCTTTTCAGAATACTTCTTATATAACCAATTCTTTTCTCGAATAGAATTCCCCCAACTATCCTGTCCGTCATATTCATCATTGTTCTCATCCCAATAGATATCGATATCTCCTTCCATAACATTCTTCCAGAAAACTTCAATTGAATCCATATTCTTCTCAACTTGTAATTTATGGAGTTCTGATTTTACGAAATCCCTTGGGTCATAATGAGTTATGTCTCTAGAATATAGAAAATTAGCGATTTCTTGTAAGGGTGTCTTACTGATTTCTTCATAGTAATCACGACCATATTTTTCATTCTTACATTCACGCAAGTTGAAACGTCTATCACCATTATTGATATTCACAATCCATTCTTCATTCGTTGTGATGATTGTATTCGCATAGTTATCAATCGTATATGATTGTATACCTTTTTTATTGATAACAATTGTGTTGTCTGTGATGAACTCCTTGAATGACCCCACCATCTTCTTATCACCACCCCAATTCGTTTCATTCAAGTTTACTAGAATCTTACCTTCTGCATCTCCGTTGAAGTCTCCGAGAATATGTTTTAAACTAGATGTGGAATAATAGTAATCTTTTCCGATAATTTTTCCAATCATGTCTAATATGAATGATTTACCCACACCTTCTATGGAATGAAGAACTAAACAGATGTTATTCTTTTTCCATGGTTGTTGAAGTATACGAGCGAACCAATTTAAGATATACTCGTATGTTGCTTCGTTATCATCCGCCCATATAGATTTAATATGGTCTACCATTTCTGTATTTTAGAGACATCACATTCTCCCGTCTGTTTATATGAAAAACCCTTCCATATATTGAACTCATTTTCTAGACAATCATTCTTCGGATTAAAAACAATTCTATCCACATTTTTTCTATCAATGCTTTCCAACCATACATCGAAAGGATTGATTTTTTTCGTTGTTTTTCCTGATTCTATTTCGAAACTGAAAGATTTATAATATTGCTTGGCGATTGCTGGTTTATTACGAATGAATATATCATTAGAAAAATACAAGATATCACCCGTACACGTATAATACATACATTCTTTATTCATTTCTTCCATCAATGTATTCGTCTTATACCATGATTCATACTTGTTCCTTGGTGGGAAATCAATGATAGACCAACGAATGAATTGTTTATAAGATAGTTTATTACCATCACTATTGAATGTCATGTATTTTTCACGCAATTTCTTTTTTCCTTCATATCCTTCTTCATCATCTTTAGAATAGTTATTCCATAGATTCAATCCAACATTCGAACCATCGAAGTTGTTGTAACATATCATACCCACTTTCAACCAACTATCATAATCGTACCTTGGTTTAAAACTATTAAGATGTTCCTTGAATTGTTCTAATTCACATTTTGGTAAGGGTATACCCTGTAATTCAACTTCATCGTCGTCAGAATCATCATTGTTTTCTTCTTCAACAGACGGGGTATCGTCGTCAGATTGTGGTGGTGAAATTGGTGGTGAAGAAGTTTTAGAAAAACCCATTTTAGATAAATCGAAAAATTGACTTAGACTATCCCATTGATACGTCTTGATAGAACCCGTGATTTTTCTAGTTTTCGTTTCCCATATATTATTCTTTTTAATTAAATCCATATCATATCGATTACCTTTGTAAACCTTTTGTTGATTACTAAATTGTGTAATACCTTTGATATATATGTAAAAATGGAATCCTTTCGTTGTTTCAGTTCTTGCAACTCCATCTTTTAATAACATGTAATATAAGTCACAACCGCTCAATTGTTTCGTATCGAAATCAATCACATATAAGTCCGGTACGTGTTTCACATATAAACTTAATGTGTTTCTTGAAGGTTGACCGATATTCTTCTTAATATCTTCGATACTCATGTTATTTTTTTCATCGAATGGATACTTCTTTCCATTTTTCAGAGTAACTTGTATATGTCGGTAAATGGGTTGGTTCAATTTCTTTACAATCTCGTCGTAGAAACGCTGAACTTCCATTGTGTATGACTTATCGGATATTTTAGTTTCACTCATTATATTCTATACCAAGATTTTTATTTTAAGTAAATTAACGCATATTTAAGATTTCAGTTCTGATATTTCAGGTTAAAATACTTAAATTATTATCTTTAGTATATTATAAATAAGATGAAATCTAAATCGTGTATTTACAATTGTAAGATTACCATGGGAGACCATATACTTCATCAGAACAATTATCAGTCATTAAATGATATTGCGAAAGAACTTGGAATCTCATATCATATTGTTTCGAATATTCATATTGGAAGGAAACCCGATAAGAAATGGTCGAATTATAAGTATAAGCAGAATATCGAAATAACAAGATTGAACCAAGAAAATAAAATATAATATAGATTATATGGATTTAGAAAATATAATTAAGACTTACCACGAGACATTTCCGAAATATTCTAAATTATTAATCAATAGTAATTGTATAGAAGGAATATGGGTCATGGGTAATAACTATACTACGAAAACAGATTTATATGGAGCATATCCGTACGGATATCTAGATAGAATCTATAGTATGTTTCCCATAATACCCAAGAAATCACTTCATATTTTTAGTGGTTCGTTACCAGAGAGTGATGACTATGATAAAGTAGACTTTAATGTTGGAATCGATGTAGAATCTATGAGTGAGATAATACCCAATAATTACTATGAAAGAATATATGCTGACCCGCCATATTCAGTTGAAGATTGCGACCATTATGGTTGTTGCATGGTAAAACGAAATAAAGTATTTCAAGAATGTTTTAAAGTAATGAAACAAGGTGGAATATTAGTATGGTTAGACCAAGTATTACCCCAATATAGAAAAACAGAATGGGATATAATTGGAAGGATTGGAATGGTAAAATCAACTAATCACAGATTTCGAGTTGTAACCATATTCGTCCGAAAGTAAGAAAAATAAAATATATTCTAGATTATAGAATGAGTTTTAATTATGAAGAACGGGTGATTCAATTCGTAGAAGAACACTTACCAAGCGAGATTGATACAGACACTTATAGATTCATAAAAGAACTCTATGAATATGTAAGTTTTTTATATGATGGTAAAGTTTCAGAAGGCGATATAACATCTGAAAGTTCAAGTGAAGACATGGATGATGGTGTAAAAGAAACCTTTACTTATTCTGTAGACCAATCGGGATTCTATTCCTTGAATTGATTTTTCAAGATTTTTTTCTAATTTTAAGATTTTACAATTTCGATTTCAGAACTGAAATCAGAACTTAAAGATTATTTTCTATGTTATAGTATAGAACAATGAACGCTCAACTTGAAATTACGATGAACCAATTTCTAGAACAATATTACGGCGATGACAAGAAACAATTAGCAGTACAGAAATGTCGATGGAAAAAGAGAATGGTTAAAGACCCCAAGGAACTCAAGGGTTCTGATTTAACCATGTATAACTTAATGATGTTCGCATCGGGTCGTAAGGAACAACAACAAGAATCTATTCAAGAAAAGAAAATCATGGAACTATCTATGGAAGAACGAATTGAGAAAGGAATTGTACCGAAATCAGAAACATCCAAGGATGTTGAAATTAACTTTAAGAAACTCATAGATGATTATATTCCCAAGATGAAAGATTGGGCGAAATCCATTCGTAAGGTAAACACTTATGAAGAATTGTCAGAAGAAAAGAAAACAACAAGAAAAAAATACAATACTCTTGTAAATGAATATCTCTCTGTATATCAAGACCTTATCGATGATGATAAGTATGAAGAACTAGACAACTATTCAGATGAAAAGGAAATCAAGTATATAGATAAGATATATGATAAGATTTACGAAAAACTTCCCCTTGTTGCTATCAGAAATCCAATGACTAACCGAATCATTAAACGAGCATATACGAATGAAGAAGTAAGTAAATGTATGAAAGAAGTTGTCGATAAGGCGAAACCCGGATATGAAGAATTAAGACTTCATAACTGGAAACGACAAGAAGAAGCAGAATATATATCGAAACTTCATGACAATATTGATAAGCACAAGCGTTACATCAAATCCCTTTAATTTTTTTTCTTTTCTAATATATATGTCTTTTACTATCCACAAATCATTCACAAAAAATGATTTAATTGAAATATGTAGTGACCTTAAACTACCCATAGTCTATTCTAAGAGCGATACGAAACATGATATACAATCCAAGATTTATGATTTTTTCAAGGAATGGATGCAGTATTCATTCGCTACGAATCACTATAACATTGAAGTATTAATGGATTTAAGATTGTATCTAACCAATGAAAATCCGAATAAACGATTAACTAGTAAGGAGAAAGATAAGATTATTTTCTTGTCGAAAAAGATAATTCATTATGGAGCAAATGATTATAACTTAAAATATAGTGATTATGATTCAGAACAAGAAATCATGGATGACTTATATTATATAGCGAAATATGGGGATATTTTATCGGTACGTAAGGCGGTAGATTGTTGGAATAAACAACATGGATTAAAAACTAAAATAACTCCTTATATTTCACATAAGAAAAAACTTGAATTAGAGAAAAAGAAAAAGTATAAAATGAAAGACCAAGGATTAAAAGTTTCAACGGGAGCATTCGTAGTTAAGTTCGCATGAATTGAAAATCATCGAACTTGATAGTTTCATCGGCGAATACGTTAACAACTTGTCTATGTTGTTTATATCCTTTTCCGAAATCTCTATGTTGGGGTTCTATGTACCATTTACAAGTTTCTCCGTCTTCGTGTAACTGATTTAAATCCACTTCCCATATTTTTCTAGTATCTTTAAAAGTCCATACAATAAAACCACGAATACTTGGATTTTCTTGTTTAAGTTGTCTAAATCGGTTCAATTTAACTTCATCGAAATAGTATGTATTTAAACCAGTTGAATTGTATCTATACCTTTCTTTATGTTCTATCCATAAATCTCGTGTTTCATTTCTGAAATCGAAGTTGGCGAACTTGTCTTCATCATTGTTATTCACAATGGTTGTATTGAACTTAGATTCCAAGAATGGATGAACTTTCTTTTCACCGATTTCGCCGATTTTTAAATCTCTTTTTAAATCTGCTTTATGTTTCATATACTCTAGCATATATTTTTTTTTTAAGTATTTTAACGCAATATTAAAAATAGATTGGATAAATACTTGAAAATATAATCTTCTCCATTGTATAATAATGACCGAACCATACACGGAAACTATTCTATTGACTTGTGATAGAGAAAGTGCGAAAACTAAATCAACGGATGGATTGAACTCAACATGGACGAATGACTTTAATAATACAATCCAATTGAATCCGGGTGATAGAGTTTCAGTGTATAATTCATTCGTTTCTGAAAGGGGTTCTGCAACACCCGATTCTGTAGAGTTTAAAGGAGTGAAACTTGATAAACAGAAAAAATTAAAGTTTACAACTATATCACCCACAACATTCTTTAAAGAAGAGAATGAAGAATATAAAGATGTAGTTTATCAAGAACAATTAACAACGAATGAATCAACTATAGACTTACAAGACAACAAGGCATCTATCATCATCAATTATTATAAAGCGATGGATTGTCTATCTTACTATCATCTTCCAAGACGATTTATATTCGACCCCAATGATGTTGATTTCGTCCATTACGTACAACATGATTCAATTGATGTGGGTCGGGTAAATCGTGAACCCGCACCTGTATTTACAACTAGTGGTTTAGTTGATACACATTTTCCGAATAATAAAAAATGGGAAGTCGTTCAAGATGATTATTTCGGTATGGTAGATGACCGCGGGAATTCAACGAATGTAGTTAGTCAAGGACGAGTGTACCAATGGAAACTAAAAAATGATAATTCAAGATATACCATCATGTGTAAAACTAACACGATTCTTGAAGCACCTGAAACCTTACCCCCTGACTGGGATGATAATTTTCCACCCATATATGCTCGAGACCCAGAATATTACGATTATAAAATAGTGAGAGAAAAATTAGACTTGGAAGTTGAACCCGGGTTCACGAGTTCAGAATATGTTGCAGAAGAAATATCTAGACAACTTCAACAATCCGAAGAATTACCCGATGAAACTTATATTGAAGAATGGACGGATATATACAACGCCAGAACAACCTTAAAACAGAAAGTGAGTAAAACACTTCAATCGAAAACTTATAAACCATTCAATTCAAGTAACGACTACTATCAGACGGAAGAGAATTATTTGAGATGTTTAGCGAATAGTAATGACCCTGTGTATGCGGGAGACCCTGTTGGAACGAACGGACCGATAGAAGTCATTCGTCGTTTTGATGGAACGGGAAATTATTATATTCCCGATAATAGCGGTTATAGAGATGAGATAGTTGGTTATTATAGAAGTTATCAATATATCGGTGTGAAACGACCAGAAATCTATGAAGCGGGTTCAGAGTTAAATGATATTTTCGGTCTCCCTGTTAGTACACACAGACCCGAAGGAGATATTGACTTGGATTATTCTAAATCATTCGGAATACCCATTCATGGATTAACATATAATAAAGAAAACTTGTTGAAATTGAAAAACTATATAGACGCACAAGGTAAGTATCCTGAATTGTTTAGTAAAGAAAATATTCGTTGGTTGATAAATGAAAACGGACAAGGAGCAGGTACGAATAATGTATATGTGGATGATTTTTATACAACTATATATGTAAATGAGAATAATGCGAGATATATGCATATTAATTCGGGTGAGTTAAAAAAATACAATAACCTTATTGGAGACGACTATAGAACGAGTTATTATCATACAGATAAATTAACATTCTCTACTTTCATACAACTTGGAAATAGTTATTATGACTTGATTGGTGTAGATGTAGATGATAATACGTTACGCTCCAGAAATTATTTCACAGATAAAGTGGGTGTGGGTTCTAAACCTTTCTTCTTCAAGTATGACCCTGATTATAAAGATACATTCTTCGAAAATCCGTATGGTTCACATCTAGATAGTGGAAACTTTAACAATTGGACGCCCTTCGATATCAATGAAACACCGAAACCGAAATTGACTTATGGTTGTTTCGGAGTTGACCCAATTACGAATTATATCATGATATTCCCGTGTATGTTACAAGGGAAATTAACACAACTTACGGATGGTACACCCACCCACAATATCGGATTCCCACCCAGAACATTCAATTATACGAATAATGCGGGAGAATCCGTATATGAAGAGTTCAATAAAATTGGTTTCGATAGACATTGGAACGCTTGGGGGAATGCTGTAATCAATCTAACCACGGGAATACCACAATATAGTTATAAAGACCCGTTTAGTCAGAGCAATCAAGACCCAGTATTATTCAATAATACTCTCACGCAATATGGTATGACGATACCAGATGTTGCTCCACCTGTAACAACTGGAGACCCGACTAGTATATTCAATTATGAAAGTGCGGGTGGTTCTACTATTAATGTAGATAATGGGAATATTCAGAAATATATAGCGAAACAATATTTGGGTGCAGATAATCCAAGATTGTTATTCGATGGAAATCATTTCGTATTCGATGGTTTACATACACCATTGAATAAGGGTAATTTAGATGATACAGATGATAACCCCGATGGACGAGAAGTAGATATAGTGTATAAAATCAATCCATCACAGAAATACGATAATTGGTCGCCAGTTCAATATCCGTATGAAACACCAGTAAGAATGGATTATGTCTATAAAGCACAACAAGAAGATAAACAATCAGACATCTATATTCGTATGAATAAAAACATGGAAGAGAATACTATATATGATGGAACAACGGGAATCTTTATTGAAGATTTCGGTTTCAATGAAGATAGTTGGGAAAATGGATTCTGGGGAAGACTTGGTTTTTCATATAGTCAATTCAATAGTGGTGTTTTAAAATCAGATAGAAATACACGTATATCTAGTGTTATTGAAAAAACGAATATATTGACAACGAATGCAGAAATAGATATGAGAGATACGAAAGGGTGGAACCAATCCAAGTTCGGAAATCCAAGATATGATGGAAAGATATTACACCCATATCAATTTTACGCATATAACATGTCTCTACAGAAGAATATAGATGGATATCTAAAGTTTCTACCAGAAATCGTTGTCGGACAGACGGGAGTTCAGATTATAGCAGATGATTACCCAGTACAACTCAACAATGGGTATTATGGTATTCGAAGTGATATAATATCTAACTCGGTGAATGGTCTTGGAGATGGTAATGTTTCATATCCATTAGTCGCTATTTCAGACAAGATTAATAGTGTAAAGGATTTCTATATTTCAAGTCCAAGCATGGTGGAACACACAATAACGAAACCAACCATTCTATCTAGTATAACTACGAAGATTACAGACCCCGATGGTACACTTGCTCGTTGCAGTAAAAGGTCTGTAGTTATTTACAGAATACAGAAAACAAGAGTCATCAAGGATTTATTGACAGAGATGAGATTGAAGTTCGAGAAAGAAGAAAATGAGAAAAAATGATTATAAAAAAATATATATTAGATTTATAAGAATGACATCCAAGAAAGTTCCCCGAGAGTTCCAAGTAAATACAACGAAACGATTAGATGAGATTTCTTCACTCATGGAAGAACTGGTATCTGATGTTAAAGAATTATCATTAGAAGCGAAAGAACTAAAACAGATGCTTTTAGAGATTATGGAACGAACGAATCCGAATAAACCAATTGAAGTACAACCACCAACTGATTCGGATGAATTGTCAGATAATCCAGAAAGTAAGGGATGGTTCTGGTGATTTCAGTTCTGAAATGTTTTAACAATTAATTTTATAAAGTTATTTTACTTAGAGTAATTCTCAATCATGATACTTTTAATCGAGAATTAGTATAAATATTTCAGTTCTGAAATAATCTATTGTATAGAATATATGAAGGTGTTGATACAACCCAGTCAATCGAAAACTAAAAAATATAAAGCAATATTCTATGATGATGATGGTAAGAAAGTAAAGACCACTCAATTCGGAGCGAAGGGTTATAGTGACTTCCCCAGTCATAAAGACCCGAAAAGAAAACAGAGATATCTAGATAGACATAGAGATAGAGAAGATTGGAATGATTATAAGTCAGCGGGTGCGTTAAGTCGATGGATACTATGGAATAAACCAAGCATTAAAGCATCTATCAGTGATTATAAGAAAAGATTCAAGTTGAAAACTTATGTACCGAAAAACATGAAACAGAAATAATTTCACTACTGAAATTAATGGAAGGTGAATGGATAAACATACTTGGTTGGGTATTATGTATAGTCTATTTCCTTGTGTGGATGAAAGTATTCATTGTATTTCAGTTCTGAAATAATCTATGCTAATATAAAATGAATTATTTTCGAATTGTGAATATTATACTTATCTTGGAAAATCTAGAAATCATGCGACAGATTTACAAGTATAACTAATTTCTATGTTATGAAAAAATCTTTTTTTAGTTTTATTATTTATATATTTTAAGTAATATAAATATGAGTATGTCTGTTGGTAAACCGATTGTCCCCGACTTGATAGACCTTAAAAAAGTCCCTGTTGATTATAGTCAGTCAGAAGAGACTGATTTACTTGAAACTAGTACGTTCCAAGAAGCGACTGCTACTCAGACTGGTTTCGCATCTTTCAATTTAGCACAGAAGGGTTTCCTTCACTCTCATTCTAAATTGTTCGTGGGTCTTGTTCCTGATGCAGCACATACGAACGCTTTCCTTCCACAGAATGTCGGAATCGCATCGGTTCTAGACCGAGCAGTTCTAAAGGTTCGTAAATCCGGTCAAGTTATCAATGATATTCAAGATTTCGGTCATTTCTATTCTATTCAGTCTGCTATGGTTTCTAATGAAACTATGCTTGAACGAGAACAATATACATCGGGGCGTTGTTTCGCTAAGGAGTTCCGTAATATTCGTTATATTGAAGCGGGTGGCGGACAACCCGCTCAAGTAGTTAACGATGGTAATCTATCACATGGATACGGATTGTCGAATGGTCGTGAATATGGTCCTGGGAGAATTGATGCTGCTGATAGAGAAGGTTGCGAACTTCTTCAACAACCTTTCGCCAAGATGGATGGTACGGATGATGGAACTATTTCTCAATCTCCCGTATACCAGATAGACCTTGCTGAATTGTTCCCCTTCCTGAAAACAACCCAACTTCCACTTTACATGATAGACCAAGGTCTAACGATTGAATTGTTCTGGTCGAAAACTAGTCTAGACCGAGTCTGTTTCGGTCAAAGAGACGCAACTGGTGGTGAGTTCAAGATTGATAAAAATGAATTGAAGTTCTGTGCTGATTACATCACGTATCTCCAAGATGACGCCATGAACCGATGGAGAGATTCTCATCCAGTGATTCGTCTACCTTTCTCTGATTATCGTTTATCTAAACTTACATCAACCAAGGCGAATATCACATCTGGTATAGTAAGACAACTTGGTATGCAGAATCGTCTTGTAAGTCGTGCAGTAACTATTCTATCCAAGACGGGTGCTGCTAATAGTCCTGATTCTGATAATAGTATTGTCAATAAATATAATATGTATTCTCCACAGATGGGAGAAATAAGTAATGCGGGTGTGGAACAAGGTAAGATTTCGTACAATCTAAAATATAAATCTCGTTTCGAGTTTTCACAATCTCTTACGAATAAAGCACAAGCATTTACTCAATTGACTATGAGCGAAGGATTGCCCTTCGTATCTCGCCAAGATTATTCCAATGAAGGATTGGGATATTTAGAATCAATCCTTTTCGAAGGACACACTCAGTTCCAAGCACTAGAAGGAAGGTTCTTCATGTTGGGTACACGTTTAACTAATGGACGAGTTGAATCGGATGGTCTCGAACTTCACTTGAGCGTTGACTTACCGAATGGTGATTATCAAGTAAGAACTTATCTCGAATATGGTCGTGAAGCAGTTCTTGAAGATGGAGAGTTTTTAGTATACAATCTCTAAATATTTCAGTAGTGAAATAATCAGACAATAAAAAAAGTAAAAGTCATAGAAGAATAAATTAGTTTTTTAAAAATACTTTTCATGAGTGAAATACAATAATATTTCAGTTCTGTAATCTCTTACGTTTCTTTTTTTTCAGAAACATATATTCAGTTGGTTTTATCTTATTAAACTTACATAACGCAACATAACATGAAAAGAATAGTAGAAAATCACTTGCTCTAATTTTTTCACATCTATCTTTCTGTCGATATATTTTATCACATAATATCTTGTATCTCTGAATCTGTTGTACGATAGTGAATCCACTCTTGAATCCTTCTAATATAATTTTTTCAGATATTTCTTTATAAACAAGATTGATATCGTCTGTACGAACTTGAAACTTAGCAATGTAAAGGTCATTGTAATCGAGATGAAGATAATAAGTTGTCATGGGTCTATATGTATAGCATAGAAAATAAACTTTAAATACGGACGGATTATAGAAAATTAAGAAATTGAAGAAAAGTTAAAAAAGACGAAAAATGGATTTTTATTAAGGGTGGGGGTCGTAAAATATTTTTTCTCGTCATAAAACTTACAGAAACTTTTTCATTTTAAG